CATCCAGCAGTTCGGGCAGACCCTGGTCATCCCCGCCGGGCAGAAAGCCTCTCCCGGACTCATCTCGATCACGGTGGTGTGAGCCATGGACCCCGCTGACCGGATCCTCTCCTGCCTCTCCAGCGCCCTGAACCCCGGGGGCAACAATGCCCGGGTCGCCGAAACCCTTGCCGGAGAACTCGCCACTGCCCGCTCGACGGCCGCTGCGATCGACACCGTGCGAAACCCCGACCTCACGGCCGGGCGGACTCTGGACTACGTTGCGCAGATGTTCAACATCGCCCGTACCTCCGGCGAGTCGGACGACAGCCTCCGGTCACGCATCACGACCCAGATCAAGCGGTGCTACAGCTGCGGGACCCTCGCGGACATCCGGGGCGTCATCGAGTACTCCACCGGCCTTTTGGGAGACCAGGTCCGGATCTGGGAACCTCCCGACGTCCACGAAGGATGGGGGTTCGGAGAAGGACGGTACGGAGCCTTGCCCTGGGGCACCCCGCACGCCGCGTTCCGCGTCGAACTCCTCGCCGATCCTGGCTCGATATCCCTCCCTGCTCTCATTACCGGCATCGAACGGGTCAAAGCTGCGGGCGTCTACTTCCAGGACATCATCCTCCGCAGCACCCTGCAGGAAGTCTTCAGCGACGCGGAGGGGGAGGTCATCTGGGTAGTCCCAACTCCCCTGCGTTCGGGCTTCGGCGCGGACGGTTACGGTGCCGGCAGTTACGGTTACTGCGTGCACGCGGTCCGGGCGACGGCAGAAGGGGCGGTAGACCTGGTCATCGAGCCGACCGCAGCAGTGGTGGCCGGCATCCGGCACGGGCTCGAGCCCGGCCGGTCCCCCTATGGCTGGGCAGGGTTCGGCGGCCGGGTCGACGCCGCCACGATCGAGTATATCGTCCCAGCCGAAGCCGCCGTCGAGGCCTCGGCCGAGACCGAACCCCTCCAGGTCCTCGTAGAAACCCTGCTCGGCTTCGGTGCCGGCCGGCTCGGCACCGAACCCTACGGGACCCGGGCCGGGTCCGTCGACGTCCGGGCAGAGAGCGCCGTCGACCTGGTCATCGAGCCGACTGCCACGGTCATGGCTCAGGCCGCCAGCTACCTCGGCTATGCCGGCTGGAAGTATGGCCAGTACGAGTTCGGATTCTAACATCCCGACTTTCCTTTTTATGAGGGTCAGGAGGACCCTTCCTGCATGTCTGACGCAAATGTATGCGTTTCCGTGGAATCGGAGGTAATCCAGTTCCGCATCGACGCAGAAGGTAAGGAGGTGCCGCTCGATGGTCGGAAAGATCGTCACTAACGCCGGCATCAACGAACTGCCAAAACTCCTGACAGGGTCTGGCAGCCCGATGGGTTGGATCGCCGTTGGGACCAGCACCGTCAACCCGGTCGTCGGCGACACTACGATGAAAGGTGAAGTCGCCCGGAAGGCCGCCACGTACACGGTCAGCGGCGGCCAGGTGACCTTTGAGGCGGTCTTCGCCCCCGGGGAGCTGGGCAGCGCAGTCATCACGGAGATCGGGCTACTCTCCGCAGCGTCCGGGGGCGTCCTCTACTACCGTGAGACCAGGAACCCGCTCAGCTTCGACGCGACCGTCGGCGGGGCGTTCCGGGTCAAGGCCTCGTTTGCACGGGGGGCTGCCTGATGCAGCAGATCCAGATTGATACCCTGGCCGGCCGGGAGGTCCTCGACGCGGACCGCTATGTCATCCAAGACGAGACCTACATCTTCTTCAACGGCAGCACGACTGTCCGCACCGTGCCGGTCGGAGACATCGTCGAAGAGTATGACGAGGCCGGCGAACAGACGAAGGGCATCGTCACTATCTTCTCTAGGACGTGATTTTGCATGACAACTCCGAAATTCACCCTCGAAAAACCCGCGGCCGGCACCCTCGACTGGGACGTTCCACTCAACAGCAATGCAGACAAAATTGACGCTGCGCTCGTCAATGTCATGGGGTCGCAGATCGGTGACCCGACCTACGACCTCAACCTGCGCTCGCCGGCGCTCCTAAACCGCGTGCTCCAGATCCAGGACGGTGCTGGCACCCCAAACGACCTGAAGATCCACCAGGTGTGGGTCCCCCTCTTCAGGAGCGCCGGCTTCTCGCAGCCGAACCTCAATGGCCTGCTCCTTGGCGGCTTCTGGGTCGATAAGTACCAGGCTTGCATGCCATCGGCCACAGCAACCTCGCGCGGGGGCCTGACGCCGAACAGCCCCGGTGCCGGCGTCGGTGCCGCGAGCATGCCCCACGTCGTCCCGTGGACCGACGTCTCGTGGACCACTGCCAGGACCGTGCTCGAGAACCGAGGCGGAATCGCAAACAAATCCGACTCTGGCACCCCGACCGCCTGCGCGATGTACGCGACCGGAGACCACCCGAAGGCTGAGTTCCTTGTCGACAGCATCACTCATCTGGTGGGCCGGCACGTCGAGATCGTCCAGGGTGGCACGACCTACTACCGCAGGATCATCAAGTCCGGCATGTTCGGCGAGGCCAAGTACGTCCGGATCTACCCGGAGCTCCCGGCGACCATCACCACCGACGACACCTACACCATCATCGGCCACCACATGACCACACCGTACGAATGGTTTTCGCTCGCAGCCTGGGCGATGACGTTCCGCTACCGCCACGGGTTGTCCTATCCCAAGGGCAACAATGACTACGGCAAGGACATCGGCGACCCGCGCGCGATCGAGTACGAAGGCCTTACCGACCCGGTGCTCGCCGGCGACGCGACCCACGAGAAGCGCCGATGCCTGACTGGCAGCGGCCCGACCTCCTGGAGCCTCAACGGCCGCGCCGATGGGGTATGGGACCTCAACGGCAATGTAACGGAATGGTCACTGCAACAGGTTGTCAGTGACGGCACCAACATATCAATCGCGCCAGGGTATCCCGGTGCCGGGACTATCGTCACGCCGCCTGGATCCAGCGGGCAACGGATCACGGCGATGTACGACGTGGACGTCCCTGTCGATGGTCTCTCTATTAACCCGGACATCTGTCTGCCGACGGGGATCAGCAGCGGTGGGTCAGCAGAGTTCGGCAACGATGGATGCTGGTGGAACCTGGCAGCGGCCACCTATGCTGCCCTGCGGGGCGGGTACTACGACAACGGCCTCAGCGGCGGGCTCTGGGCGGCGAGTCTGGGCAGCACTCCCGCCCACACGGACAACCGCCTCGGGTTCCGCGGCGCACTCTGAGCATCTGAGAGGATTGATACTCTGACGTCTGATCTCAAAAATCTGATAATCTACCAGAAAGCCCGGGACCTGGCGGTCCTCGTCTTCCAGGCGACGGACCGCTACCCCAAGCCGCAGCAGTACGGAGGCCTCGCCTCCGAGCTGCGGCAGGCAACGCTGGATCTGCTTAAGACTATCGCGGCGGTCAACGAGTCGCACAGCCGGCTCCTGCACGAGGCTATCGACGCCGATCTGCGGCAGATCCGGCTGATGCTGGATCTGGCCACTGACCTGCACTACATGACCACGGGCCAGAGAGACGCGCTACGGATCCGGATCGATGAGATTGGGCGCATGAACGGTGGGTGGATGAAGACAGCCGGATAGGCTGTCCGACACCCGCGGGCCGGGTCTGGAACCCCTTGCTGCCCTACGGGGCGGGAACTACAACAACGGCCTCAACAACGGGCTCTGGGCGACGAATCTGAACAACACTCCCGCCAACACGAACAACAACATCGGGTTCCGCGGCGCAATACCCTCAACGGCAGAGACGGTTGCGACCACGGTTGCGCCGTCGCCGATTGATGGTACAAGGACCCGGGTCCCGCCGCTTTGGCGAAAAATCCAGACCATGAGACGGAGACAGTACGCGGAGATCGCCGACCCCTCCCTCTCATTCTTCCACTATTACCAGGATCTGATATAATGAAGACGTACACTGACCTCTACCGAACGGTTTGCTCTCCTGCTAATCTATTCACCGCTTACGCCCAGTGTCGCCGCGGAAAAGGCGACAAACCTTACGTTACCGAGTTCGAGGCGCACCTCCAGGGGAACCTCGACGCACTGGGCGACGCCCTGCGGTCCCGACAGTGGACGCCGGCCGGCTACAGTCGGTTCTATGTGACCGACCCCAAACGGCGGCTCATCAACGCTCCGGCCTTTGAAGATCGCATCGTGCACCGGGCGTTATATGATATCATTGGCCCGATCTTCGAAAAGCGGTTCATCCGCGACAGTTACGCCTGCCAGCGGGGCAAAGGCACACATACCGGGATCGCCCGCCTCCGGCAGTTCCTCCGGCAATACCCGATGCCTCCCTACTACCTGCAGATCGACATCAAGTCCTACTTTGCCAGCATCGACCACACGACCCTCCTGGAGATTATCCAGAAGAAGATCGCTGACAGGGACGTCCTCGCCTTGATCCAGCGGATCCTCGACAGTTACCACGACAGCCCCGGTATCGGCATCCCCCTGGGCAACCTGACCAGCCAGCTCTTCGCCAACATTTACCTCAATGAACTCGACTACCATGTCAAGCACACCTTGAAATGCCGCCATTATCTGCGATATATGGACGACATTATATTATTGAGCGAAACAAAAGCCCAACTCTGGGAGTGGAAGACTGCCATCGAGGAGTACCTCGCCCGGCTGCGGCTCCGCATCCACCCGCGCAAGCAGGTGATCGCGCCGGCTCGCTGCGGCATCGACTGGCTCGGCTATGTCACCTACCCCGATCACGTCCGGGTCAGGAACCGTAACATTCACCGCGTCTACGAGCGCATGCAACGGATCGAGGCCGGCACCTATCACCGGGACCCGCGTGGCTCGATCATGTCATGGATGGGCTACTCCATCCACGCCGACGCGCACGGGCTCAACCGGAGCATCCAGCGGAAACACCCGTTCCTCGTCCTTGGAACCGAGAAGTTCTACGGGAGGTGCTGAGCATGCCTCCGTATGAACACGACTTGCACAACGTACTCTTTGCCCTCGACGACGCCCTTGAGCGTCTGGATGCAGCCATCGTCGCCCTCAGTGCATTACGAGGGTCGCTGGGCACCCTGCAGGATTACCTGGATCGGCTCCTTTGAGGGGACCGGCCATTAATCGGCACACATATATACCACTTGCAGCATATCCCCTACTGTGGGACCTGTGAAAATTGAGCTGCCACGCTACCAGTGCCTGCGGTGCAATCACCGCTGGATTCCGCGGTCGGACCGCCTCCCGAAGAGATGCCCCAACTGCGGCACGCAGTTCTGGCAGACCTATCCTCATAAAGAGCACATTTCCACCGAGATTGAGAATTGAGAAACATCATGGATCAAGCAGTCGTTCAGGGTACAAGGGTTTTGACCCGGGTTCAAATCCCGGCCGGGGCGTCACCACAATTTTCTCCGACAACTCCCTGGTCTAGCGGAGTGTCTGACTCCAATCTAACGCGCGCCGGCTCAAATCTCCTTCACATGGAGGTAGAACATGTTCGAGACACCGCCCGGATGCGGGTCTACCGCCTCGACGGCGTCGAGGTGCAGACCACGATCGGATCTGTACTCGAGTCCGTCCTTAAGCAGATCAAAAATCTGGATCGCCCATACCTGACGTCGATGGAACTCAAGGGCGACCCCGTCCAGGTGAGTGGTGCGTTGCGAGCCCTGGTCAAACGAGGGGCGTTCGCCCGCAGTCCGGGGATCCTCTCGGTCCGCGGCAGCGAGCGATTCTACCTGTATTACAGCCTTCGGAGTTACTGTGTTAAGGACCAGCTCATCGAGGACTACCTGGAGGCCAATTGTCCTGACCAGCGTATCATTGAGATCTACCACCGGATCACGGATGGGGGGGAAGTCCTCTCCAACTATGATGTCCGGGCAGAGTTCGGCGCGATCGACCTGGTGCAGTTGCAGAACTATATCCGCAACGGCCTCCTAGGCGAACGCTACGTCAAGCGGCACAGCAACTCCTACATCGACGCGACGTTCTGGTACCCGGTCGGCATGGCCCCCGAGGCCGTCGAGCGGGCCGTCCAGGAGAAACTCGACTCCTCGATTCTCAAGCGGAAAGAAGCGATTGGTAAGGGTAGGGAATTCGAAAACAGTCTATACGCGGCATTTGAACAGATGTTTGCCGCGCAGAGCCTGCGATTTGCAATTTTCGATCACAACAAGCAGGTGCGCAAGCAGCTCGCTGGCGGCGAGCGGCTGCGCATATTCGACATGGTTGCATACGCGGCACCCGTTGTTGTAGATCCTGAGACCGGCCAGCAAAAACCTGTAAAGTGGTTTCACGGCTCAATAAAGATTGTATTCGAATTCAAATATAATTTTCGGGTCACGAAAGGATTCCTCGCCGAATACTACATGGACGTCCACGAAGCCTATGGCGACCTGGCCATCCCGGTGGTTGTTGCCGGCGGGGATCCGGGATTTGGTGCAGTCTACGACTCCGGGTGGCAATTCAGCAAACACCACAACGGCGTCTGGCTGATCACTGGCTCGTCCTTGACCCAGGTGCTCCGGGAGGGATTCTCTCCCTTCACTTCACAGGCCCACGAAGGTGAAGCACATGAGCAACAGGACACAGCAGGATATTATTCCAAATGTACATCGGACAGTACTGACGACCACGATCGCGACGGCCCTCTCACGGCATGGCTCGCGCATAATTGACCTGCAGGCATCCCTGACCGGACCGGACACCTACACGGTCACGATCACCCGGGAAATCCCGCTCCGCTGGCGCCTCGCTGCCGCATCAGACATCATCGACGCGGACCAGATCCAGGCCGGCCAGGTGGTGGTCTAAATGGGGGCACTTATGGCCCCCGCGAAACCCTCAGCCCGGGTTCCGCGCAAGCAGTTCATGGCAGCTCGCCGTTGGGCGTTCAACCATCCCTGCCCGCACTGTGGCGGCTACCTCTCCAGAGAGACATTCTACCGGCAGCAGCGAATCGTTCAGTTCACCTGCCGGACCTGCGGAGCCCAGATAGAGACCTCTTTCAGCGAAGCGGGGGATGCCTGATGGAGCCAATTTATCTGCGAGTTCGGGGGAGAGCGGGGGATGGCGGCGAGGTCGCCACGTACCCCGTCCCCGCCTTAGACTGTCTGAAACACAGTTCCAGACATCATGTCTACGCTGTCGTCGGAGGCTACGGATGGCCCCTGGCCGAGTGCCGCTCTGAGGAAGAGGCCTGCGCCCTCGAAGAGGCCGTCCTCCACGAGATCGCAGCGACGATATTGGAGCACCAGCGCCTGGCGGACCCCAAGTTCCCGGCCTGCATCATCGACCTGAACCAGGTCGCCGCTGGCAACCTCGAGGACCTCCGCAGCGATCCCCCTGTGCCCCGGGCCCCGGGAAAATTCGACCCGATCGTGCGGGCGCTCAGGGACGTATCTGCGAGACTGGATGCGACGCTGCCTATTTGCGAGGCGATGCCAGGCGAGGGTTACGTCTGCAGTGGATGCCCTGCAGAGGATAGGGATCACTGCATCATACAGGAGATCAGGGACATACTGTCTCGACATCCTGTCCGCAAGGAGGGATCCATCCTCGTCCCCAGTAGTGGTGGAGAACTCAGTGCCGTGTCGCGGCCGGACTACTGTCCACACACGGACGGATGCCCTGGCAGCGATTGCTGCGAGATGGGCGAGCGGTGCGCGAAGGCTGCAGGTCGGGGGCGATCCTGATGCCGGGTCAGTGGCGCGTGTTCTCTCAGTTCTTAGGCGGTCGGATGGTCTACATCGCCGGTCGTCAGATCGACCTGACGCAGCCCCTGCACGGGGGCAACGTAGAGTACTCCGGCTGTTACCTGGAGGACCGGGGCGTGGTCGAAAAACAGGTCGCGGAACTCAATGCAGGGGGGCGATCCTGATGCCCCACATCACCCTCAAGTTTGCCCCTGAAATGTGGCAGGCCATTTACGAGGGGCGCAAATGCTGCACGACACGATCCGAGGTGAAGGGCAAGATCGGGGACACGTTCGTGATCGGCGGCCGGGACTACCGAATCGTCGATGTCCAGCCTAACTGGCTCGGCGAGATCCGGGGCACCCTGTTCCATCAGGAAGGGTTCGACAGTCCGGAAGCGTTCGAGACTTTCTGGACGTCCCTGCACCGTGGCGAATTCACTCCCCTGGAGATCTATCACACCCATTGGTTTGCCCGCATTGAGCAGGGGGCGGATGCCCAATGAAATCCGATATCGCCTTCGAGGTCCCGGACATCATCCTCGAGGACACCCTCCTCGAGCAGGCCTACCAGGTCCAGGAACACATCGCCCACCTCAAGAAAGAGATCAAGCGGGCGGAAGCGTTCCACCGCGAGCTTCTCGACCAGGCCCGGGAACACGCCGTCACAGAGCAGGGCGCCTTCCGGCTGAAGACCTCGATCCGGGAGGTGCGGGCCGTCATCCCGCACCGCTTCTATGAGCTCTTCCCGGACGAGTTCTACAAACTAGCCTCTATCCCAGTAGGCAAAGCCGAAGAAGCCGTCGGCAAAGCTCGCCTCGCCGACTGCATCCAGACAACCGAGACCGAGACCGTCAGGGTCGAATACGTCCGCCGGAGGTCTGCCAGGTGACCACATCAGCCAAGACCCCATACAGCATCCCGGATCATAAACAGTTCTGCTCCCGGCACACCCTCCTCCTCTCCGGAGGAGAGATCCTCTGCCGAGGGGAAGCGGCCCTGGAGGAGTACCTCCGCCGGGTTCAGGGGGTGACTCCTTGATCGCCCGGACCGTGCACCTCTCCCCCCGATACTTGGACGTCTACACCGACCATCCTTCCCCCCTTTCTCACCCCGTCGAGCGCATCACGATCGCGGGACAGACAAGGGTGCGCCGGTTCGACCGCCGGGACATGGACGAGAAGGACATCCTTCTCCAGGCCATCCCCCTCCTGACAGAGGAAGACGATATCGTCATCGTCGGGTACAACAGCGCGATCTTCGACCTGCCGTTCATGAGCATGCGGGCGGTCGCTCTCGACCTCCCCTCGTCCTTGATCAGCCGCCTGAGGCAGACCTATCACGTCGACCTGGCCACCCTCGTCCACAACTACCTCCAGCCGTTCGGTCGGTGGACCAACTGGCGGGAACTCATCCCGGTCCTGGACCTCCCGAAGAACGCCTCGAAGATCGACGTCACCCGGGAGCTCTACGAGCGCATCAACGCGCTGGCCATCCAGAACATGCAGAGCAGGTACGCCCCGCTCCGGAATCGCGCGATCGTGTTCGACGATGCACGCTGAGGACGCCATCATGTATGCTCTGAGAGCCAGGCCCCTGACGCAGCGTGAGCTCTGCGAGGTGACTGGCTATACTGACCGGCATGTCCGGAGGGTCATCGCCGACCTCCCCGGGGTAGTGGCCACCCGTACCGGCAGGACCACCACCTACAGTATTACTACTACACCGGACAATACCGGACATCAAAATGTCCGGTATCCAACACCGGACATGACACCGGACATACCGGATTCCTGCGGGCGCCCGTCTGATCTGGTCGGTCTCCGTCGTCCGATAACACCGGACAATACCGGACATTTTGATGTCCGGTATCCGACACCGGACATAACACCGGACATACCGAGAAAGAAAGCCCAGAAGAAGAAACAACCCTCTAAAAAGCCGTCTAATACCGGACATGTCCGGTATCCGACACCGGACATTTCGGACATCAACACCGGACATGAACACCGGGCATCGGCACAGCAGCCCCTGATCGCGGAACGACAGGGCAAAAGGCATAGGGAAAGCCCCCTTTCGGCCCCGGTGCCGGCCCCCGGCGCTGATTGCCCGCCGGATTGCACCGATCGCACCTGCCGGTCGTGTCCGCTATCGATCGCCACGATGGAGCGGGACACCATCCAGTTCGTCCTGGTTGACCAGACGTTCCGGGACCAGGTCCTCCGCTGGGTCGCGACTCGCAAGTGGCCCCACAAAGAGGCCCGGGGCATCACCTGGGTCTACCCGGGCGACCACCTCACCCTCCAGGTCGGGGCCGACAGCGTCGTCTTCTACAGTGACGAGCCCGGCAACCTCGAATGGATCGAGGCCTGGGTGCGGCGCTACTTCGAGGCCAGCTACCCCGACATCGACAGCCTCCTCGCCAGGATCCGCTCCCCCGAGCGCCTGACGCGAGACGAACTCACCGTCGTCGTCACCCACCAGCCCACCATCGATGCGGTCATGGGGAGTATCGGCATGCACATGGGGCCGAACAAGACATTCTACCTCGCAGCGCCGAACAGCAACACCCCGGGCTTCAAGGCCTACCTCTCCGCCGGCACCCTGCGCTGCGAGTTCGACTGCCGCAACCAGTTCCAGGCCATCTCCGCCCTGGGTATGCGGCAGCGGCTCCTCACGATCCTCCCGGAGGTCTGCAAGGCTGAAGGGCTCTTCTGGGAGTTCCTGACGGACTACTACAACCCCTACGAGCACCCAATCGTCATCGACACCGGCGTAGAGTCCATCGTCCAGCAGGTTTCCGCCCTTGCCCAGAACCTCAGCAAGACATTCGCTGACGCCCTGGCCGAGGCCCTCAGAGACCTCCGGCCCGCGGCCCCCCCCCAGGCACCGGCCACCACCGCCCCGCCCCTCGACGACGCGGAGATCTGCCCCTCTGAAGAGGAAGAGACTGCCATTGTCGAGACCATCGGGATCATGCGATCGATGATGGAGTCCCTCACCGCGATGGACTCTTACGAGCTCGAAGAGATCCTCCGGACCTTCAAGACCACCATGAAACTTGAGGAGCGGGTCACCCTCGTCTACCTCGCTGCCTTCGCCGCCTGGGTGGGGAAAAACTTCCGGGGGTCAGTCATTATCGAGGACCTCATCCCCGCGCTCGAGGGGGTGGGGATGCCACTTTCTGCGGCTGAGATAGCGGATGCTATCGATGACCTCAAGACAGCCGGTCTGCTCAAAGACCACCAGGACCTGGAGATCTGCTTCACTCCTTTCGGCAGCCGCCTCGGGCGCAAGATCGTCGCGAAGTGGAGGGGATCCTAGTGGCCGACGACGTGATCACGTTCTGGTTCGGGAGGCACCCATGATACGGGTCACCACCCGGGAGGTCATCAACCGGGCAACCCTGTGGACCGTCTACGACCCCGCCCGCTCGCCTGGTATACCGACCCTCTCAGCCAGAAACTGCACAGCAAACCGACCATCAAAAACATGGAGGATTAACCATGGACATTACTTTGAACCTCACAAAAGGAACCCAGGAAACTCATAAGAACGCGAAATTCGACGCTTTCGGATCTCACTGGATCGCCTTCGAACCCCGATCAGGGCCGATGAAGGGAGATAAGATCTTGGTGAACATGAAAGCGTACTCCGTGCAGCGGCCGACCACCAAGGGCCCCCGGGTGACCGACTCCATCGAGAGCATCACCCTCG